CGAAAGCGTATCGACTTGACAATCAAGGGGTTCATTAGGTTTGCAAAAGACAAGCCCGACGCTCGTCTATGGTTGCACATGGGAGCAAAGGATACTGGATGGGAATTGGTCCCACTGTTCAAGAGGGTTGCTCGCGACGAGGGTTACGACTCAACAGGAAAGCTGATTCTTACAAGCCCACACTTCTCCATAGACAATTGCTTATCCATTGAAGAGCTAAACAAGGTTTACAATGCTTGCGACATTGGGGTGAATTCTTGCATTGGCGAGGGATGGGGACTTGTCAATACCGAACATGGCGCCACGGGGGTGGCACAGCTCGTGCCTGATCATACAAGCCTGAAAGAGATCTTCACAGACATTCCAAGAATTAAGTGCCACGGATCGGAGACCGACACTAGCTATGGGTTAGAGCGCATGCTTCCTGAACCACAAAGCATGGCTGATGTTCTTGATTATTACTATCACAATCGAGAGGCACTGCATGCGGCTGGGCAATGGTGCGAGTCGCGGCTACATGAAGAGCAATTTACCTGGCCTGTCATTGTGCAAAAAATGCTACTTCTGGTCAAGGAAACATTAAAGACTGATGATGAACCACCCAAGGTCGCTGCAATCCACAAGCCTAAATTCAAAGGCTTTGAACCCATGAAAATTGCGTGATTACCATGAACATCTCTCAAATTTTTATCAGTGATACAGACGAAGAATTATCGCCTTTTCTTCGGTATGCCACCGAAACTGTAAAGGAGGCATTCCCGGCCGCCAATCACGTCATCTACAAGAAAGACAGTCTCCGTCAATTTATTGCCGACAACTATGACGCAGACGTGCTATGGGCATATGACTGCCTACAGCCCTATTCGTACAAGGCTGATCTTGGCCGGTTTTGCTTGTTAAATAAGCTAGGCGGATGGTATTTTGATATTGCAACGAGGATACAGAATCCAGTAGAGCTAGGAGATCGGGTGAAGTTCTTGGCATTTAGGGATATTCAACGCTTTAGTTATACCTCTTGGGCCTGCGCTACTACTGTTCTTTATTCGCAAACAGCAAACAATGCATTGGCCATCGCCATTGACCTAATTGTCGAAAATTGCCAGGAACAGTATTACGGTATAACGCCATTGTGCCCCACAGGACCAACTCTTCTTGGTCGAGCCCTAGCCATGAGTGGAGCTAGTGCTGATTTTATTTATGGGGATTACCTGGAACTCACTCCTGCCCATGAGCAAAAGAACCGAGCTTTTGTGCTGCCAAATGGAACAATCATGGCATGGAGCAAGCCGTCGGGTGTTGGCGATCTAACTGGACTCGGGGCCAAAGGCGTGAATAATTACAATGAACTATGGGCACAGAGGAAGGTTTATGGTTGACAGTAGTTCCATGCTTTATTGCTGCTGCATTGACAACCACCCCCCTCGATTTACGACTGCATTTCCCATGCAGGCAACCATAGCCGGATCCACCTATCTATCAGCCGATCGTCGCGACTACTATATCGGCGAAGGTTTCATGTTGGACGATAGCGGCAACAATATATCATGCCTTAATCCATGGTTTGGAGACTTGACTGTCTTGTACTGGGCATGGAAAAATACAAACCATGAGCAGTTGGGCGTGTGTCAATATCGCAGGCCATGGAACGAGGAAGACTTAGTCTCGTCGGAGGACAATGTTTTGTACGTGCCATCCGCTGCAATCTTCGGAAGTGTGGAACAGCAGTATATGGACTGCCATTCAGCGTTCGATGCTCCAGCGTTTTCCAGGGAACTGGCCATTAAGAATAAAATTCCACTGTCGTACGAGATGGTGGATAATGCATGGAGACAGCAAAGGTTCCATGGATGCAACATGGCAAGAGGCCCCAAGCACTTGTTTGACAAGTACTGTGAACTTGTCTTTGCAACCATGATGCCGTTATGGGAGGAGCATCAAGATCTATGCAAGACGTTGACTGGATACCAGCAGCGAAGCATTGCGTTTGCCGCTGAACGACTTATCACTGCCATTGTCTTGAATGGTGATTATTTCTTTGGTGCTGGCAAGCTTAGGGACGCACGTATTGATTTTACTGGATGACGATGTATAGCATTTATGGCGGCACTGGCACCATTGGATCGTATTTTACCGGACTTTATGGTGGGCATGCACTATCTCGCAATCAACTAGCGCCAGCAGACCAAGAGGTGTTGTATTTAATTAGCACGACCAGCAATAGCTATTCTAATCCATTGCTTCACACCAATACGAACATTGACTGTCTAATGAAGCGCTTGATCTTATGTCAGGACGCAGGTGTCAAAACTTTCAATTTCATTAGCTCGTGGTTTGTGTATGGTCCACACGAGGAAGAGATGAAAGAGGACTCTCAATGCAGGCCACAAGGGCTCTATTCAATCACCAAGCACTGCGCCGAACAACTGGTTGTTGACTTTTGCTCTTTCCATGGCATCAAGTGGAGAATACTCCGTCTAGGCAATGTCTATGGCGGCCCGGACAAGAGTGATGGGCGGCGTAATGCACTGCATTACTTCGTGCAAGAGCTAAAAGAGAATCGACCCGTGCAAGGTGTTTTCGGCTTACGACGTGACTACATGCATATTTATGACATATGCAGAGCAATTGCCCTTACTTGCGAGGCTGGCGAATTGAATAAGATTTACAATATTGCATCTGGCCATAGTGCGCTACAAAGTGATTGCATCATGGCATGCAGGGCAATGCTGGCCAGCTCAAGCCATGTTTCGATGCGCCCCCACCACGGCAGTGATCAGTCTCTGGTAATGAGACTAGACTGCAGCAGCCTTCAATCGCTAGGCTTTCTTCCGTCAATCTCAATGGAAGAGGGCTTGTTCGACCTATGCACCAGCCAAAAATTCTCTACTCCGGCCCATTTTTCAATGGAGAGGAGACAAAGGTAGCCATTGACTGCTTGCTTAGTGGCGGCTGGCTGCCATCTGGCTCGAATGTGGCACGATTTGAGAAGGAGTTTTCTAGAAAGTTTAATTTTTCAGAAAGCCTGATGGTCAATAGCGGCAGCTCCGCCAATCTCGTAATGCTGGCTGCACTTAAGAAGTATTTTGACTGGCCGGATGGTGCAGAAATTGTTGTCAGTGTTGTTGGATTCCCTACAACAGTAGCGCCTATATTGCAAAATAATATGGTGCCACGATTTGTAGATATTGAATGGAATAGCCTGAACTGGAACTTGGACGAAGTAGAGAGTGCTATCAACGACAAGACAGTAGGAATAATCAACAGCCCGGTGCTTGGCAATCCTTGTGATATTGATCGTTTGCTCTCTATTTGTGAGGCTAATAATATACAGCCCATTGCCGATGGCTGCGATTCTCTTGGTAGCAAATGGAAGGGCCAGTGGTTGTCTGATGGCTTTGTGGCCTCGTCTTGTTCGTTCTATCCGGCTCACCATATCACCACAATGGAAGGCGGAATGGTATCTTCCTGCCTACCTGGATTCAATAAGCTTGCCAGAAGCTTTGCGTGGTGGGGTAGGGATTGCTATTGCGTGGGAGAATGTAACTTGCTGACCAACGGAACGTGCGGCAATCGCTTCGATAAGTGGCTAGAGGGATACGACGTGCCAGTTGACCATAAATATGTGTTTAGCACGGTTGGTTACAACTTAAAGCCTCTTGACTTGCAGGGTGCAGTTGGGTCTGTGCAACTCAAGAAGTTTGACGAAATTCACGCCAAGCGTCGAAATCATTACCAGCGCATTGCCGATATATTCAAATTGCTTCCGTCGTCGATAAGAGTGGTAAGAGAAGAAAGTGAGGTGGAGTGTAGTTGGTTTGGAGTGCCAATCGTTTGCGAACGGCCCAGCGTAAAACATGCGCTACAGAAACATCTTGAACAGAACGGCATACAGACCAGAAATTACTTTGCAGGCAATCTTTTGCTGCATCCTGGATACAAACATCTTGGCGATCCTAAGCAGTTTCCAAATGCCTATCAAGTGTTGGATCGAGTTTTCTTTCTGGGGTGCCACCCTGGCATGACTGATGATGACTTCCAATGGATAGAGCAAGTGATAATTGACTTCTTGAAAAGTTGCTGTGTTGTGGCCGATGGCTATAATTGGGACATTGCTAGCTCATTATGAACAAGAAAGCACGTCAAGCTAAAATCTCTAAAGTGATGAAAGAATTTAAGAGTGGCAAGTTAACGAGCAATGGCAAGCCAGTGGCGAACTACAAAGAAGCCGTTGCCATTGCCTTGTCCGAGGCTGGCATGACCATGCCCAAGAAGGATGCAAGCGAAGAGTACATGCGAGCATTCATTCGTCAAGTGCTAAGCGAAGAGGAGCTGATGGACCCTGAGGGAGAAGACTCGGGAAAGCCCTAAGGGGCGATGCGGAAAGCTTCGCCCCTCCATCGTCTGTACAGTCAGTAGCGCGTCGAGGCCTAGAGCTTCGCAGGAAATATGGTAAAGGCGGCCTGACTACACAGGAGGCCGGGAAGCAGGGCATTGGCAGTGGGGTGGCAAGAGCCACAAGCCTGGCCAATGGCGAGAAGGTTAGCTATGAAACAATTAAGCGCATGTCCGCATTCTTTTCGAGGCACGAAAAAAACAAGGCCGGTGGTGAAGATGATGCAGGAAAGATTGCCTGGGATTTGTGGGGTGGCGATGCCGGTAAGTCGTGGGCAGCGCGAATCATTAAGATGGTTGAGAGTCGTCAATCAAAGCCATGAGCCAATATGTTGAAATAGTTGGGGGAGGCGATGGCGAAGGCATTGACATACAAGAAGCCCTAGCAATTCTTTCGTCAAACGAACACAGGGAAACCTCAAACTGGCAGCTCGTGGAAGAGCATCATTTTAGGAATGGCCAGTTGGACGAAGTGCATGTTTTCGTAAGAAACGCATACGACAAGCCTCATCCAGACTTTGATCCGGTCAATATGATGCTTGTTTTTGAGGCAAGGGCTATCGCCAAGTCTTATGTCATGGAAAATCTTGCTGAGCAAATGTACTCCGAGCCGGAGGATGATGAGGATTAGTCCAGAGAAGAAGATCTCATGTTGACGATAAAATTGGGCACACCAAGAAGCCATAATATGCTGGTTCCATAGAGCCCACTAAGAGTGGCCAGTTGAACTGCGGACGGTTCATTCTCGCCCCTTTCCATGCGGCAATAAGTGGACTGTCCTACGTGTAAGTGCATGGCCACATCTCTCTGGGAAAGGCCACTGTTTTCTCGCACATCCCTCAGGCGAGATGCTACTAGCATCCTTCTTTCGTAGTGAGGCAAATTAAAGGCGTTGACCTTGCTTTGCAGGAATTTCATACTTTTTGATTCGCGCATGAATCACAGCTCTCATCTTAATTGCAAAAACCAACTAGCATAGGTTCATGGATTCACGATCTTGCTTTCGTTACGACGTATCCACCATTCGCGGCTACGATGTCACGGATGAGGGCTACCTGAAGGTACGTGCTCGCATTGCTCGCACGGGCATTCAGTCGTATAAGGACGCAAATGGTGGCATCCGCTTGGAATATCGACCGGAATCTGAGGTGGCCTCAAACGAGGCCCTTGATAGTTTTCGGGAAAAGTGTGTGACCAAAGAGCATCCACCCGTGTTGCTTGATGCGTCTAACACCAAGGACTATGCAATTGGTTTTACCAGTGCAGATGTTTCATATTCCGATGGCTTCATTGAATCCACTGTCACTGTTACCGACAAGGAAACAATTGACGAAATAATGCGAGGTCAAATTCGCGAAGTTTCTTGTGGATACAAAGTTGATTACATTGACGAACCTGGTGTCACGCCAGACGGTCAGCATTATGACGGTTATCAAAAAAATATCCGTGGTAATCATGTGGCCATCGTTAAAAGAGCAAGAGGCGGCCCTCAAGTGCGTCTCATGCTTGACTCAGCGGACGCCGCTGTGACCGAACTTTTCAATTCTCAAATCGGAGAAATCATGTCAGCAAACATTGTGTTTGATGGCGTTTCCTTTGAGGCTGATTCCGCCCTTGCGGGCGCTATCACTGCCGAGCGTGAAGACGCAAAGGCCAGTTATGCCGATATGAAGCGCAAGTATGACGAAATGGCCTCCAAGGCTTCCAAAATGCAGGAAGAAATGGATGCCATGCAAAAGGAAATGAAAGGCATGTGTGATGCTGCCGAGGGTCGCGCTGATGCTCTTGCTCAAGAAGTAGCAAGCATCAAACTGGATCTGGAAGCAGCCGAGCAAGTGAATATAGATTCGCTTGTAGAACAACGCATTGCCCTGATTGACAAGGCCCGCACCAATCTAGATTCGACTTTTGACTTCTCTGGCAAGACCGCCCGTGAAATCATGGAAGCGTCTATCAAGGCCGTGCGTGCCGATGCAGACGTGTCGGAGCGTTCCGACGATTATGTGCAGGCTATGTTTGACACCTTGGCCGATCGCACTGACTCTGCCTCCACCGTTGAACTACGCAAGGCTGTTGCCTCTTTGGCAACGTCCAGTTCTGCTCCTTCCTCCTACATGGAGAAGATTCAGAACGCTTGGAAAAATCCTCTTTCCGTTTCTAAGGAGCACTGACTATGGCCGTTATTTTCACTGCTTCAGGAACTGCTTCCGCTGGTGGAGTGCAACAGAGCTACGCTCTTACGCACAACGCACTACTTGAAGGTCAGCTTTCTGATATTCGCGACAACACCATTGGCACCTATGTCAATGAAACTGGCGCTGTTGTGCCTTTTGGTAACGCTGTTGTCTACGTGACCAGCGGCACCGTCCCTAACTCTGCAAAGACCATTACCGCCACTGGCGACACTGTTCTAGGCGTGAATGTCCTCACTTACGTTGACGAAACTGCGCTGAATTCTGACAACCGTCCTGGTGTCAAGAACAATCAGGCAATGAATGTCGCCAATGAAGGCGCAGTGGCCGTCTACGTGACTGGCGCTGTTACCCCTGCTTCGATTGTGCGCGTGCTGTATGCAGCTAGCGGCACTGGCAAGGCTGGTCAGTTTAGCCATGCCTATGCCTCCGGCAAGACCGTTCGCCTGTCAAACGCTCGCTTCCTGACCAGCACCACCACCAGTGGCATTGCAGTTCTGGAACTGAACGGACCAAGCTTCACCCTCTCCGCTGATTCTTAGGAGGAATTTTTGATGTCTGAATTTCGCATGGACGAAGCGGGTCTGTTTCTTGAGCGTCAGCTTGAGTACATCCGCCCCCAAGTTTTTGAAGTCACCTATAGTGACATCAAGTATCCCAGCATCCTGCCTGTAACCAGCGAAGCTGGCCCCGGCGCTCAAACATTCACCTATCGCATCATGGATGCCACTGGTGAATTCCGTTTGATTGCTGATGCCGCTGATGATCTGCCCCGCGCTGACATCAGCCAAGTTGAAAAGAGCATCAACATTCGCTCTTTTGGCGGCAGCTTTGGTTACACCGTTCAAGAACTGCGTGCCGCTCAAATGGCAAGCATTACCCTTGAGCAACGTCGCGCTACTGCCGTGCGCCGTGCCTATGAAGAAAAGGTAGAAAACTTGGCAATGTTTGGCGAATCATCCGTCGGACTGGCCGGTTTCTTCAACAATTCCACCGTGGACGTTGTTGCTGCGGACAAGTGGTTTAGCACTGCTGGTGTTACTTCTCAGGAAATGATCGACTTGCTGAACTATGGCGTAACTGCCATCGTGAATGCGTCGAAGATGAAGGAAGAGCCCGACACCATCCTGTTGGCCTACGAAGACTACCGAGTGGTCAGCACTCAGCGTTTCTCCGACTCTTCGGACTTGACTGTGCTGGAATACTTCCTGCGCACCAATCCTTACATTCGCAATATTGAGCCCATCAATCAGCTTGATGCTGACAACAGTGTGCTCAACACGAATCGCATGGTGGTTTACAAGCGTGACCCCCAGAAGGTGCAACTGCACATTCCTCAGCCGCTTGAGTTGTTCCCGCCCCAGCAACGTGGCCTGGAATTCATCGTTCCAGCTCATGCTCGCGTGGGTGGCGTGGCCATCTACTACCCCAAGAGCGTCATCTACGTTCAGGCTTCTTCCTGAGGACGGACAGGTGATGGGCGCTAAGCTTATTAACAGTTCTACAACGAACACCACATGTTGATCGCTTATCGCCCTGAGCTTGAAAACCCTCCCCGCGAAGGTGGTTTTGGGATTATCACTGATGCTGGTTTGCTTCAGCTCAGTCCCGGAGTGAACATAGACGTGCCTGACACCAAGTGGGCAGTGGCACGCCAAAACAATACAGTCAAAAGCCTCATGGCAATTGGCTCTATTGAAGAGGTCAAGGAGTCTCTCACGGTTCAGGACATCCCCCAGAACGTTGACACCCTCACTCAACTTCCATTGGTCGAATGTTTTCGTCTGCTAGAAATTATGCACGATGAAGATCAACTACGAACATGGAAGGGTCGTGAGGGTCGGATCAAGGTCCGGAACGGCATCAATAAGCGCCTTGAATCCATCAAGGCAGGGAAAGTCTGATCATGACTGTCACCTACGCCGCCTTCCTGGATAGATTCCCTGAGTTCACTCCCCACCCATCGGGCATTGTAAATGGAGCAGTTTCCGAAGCATTGGCTGATGCAACGGAAGATGTTTTCGGTGATCAAACCGATCGAGCTGTAAAGCATCTAGCTGCTCACATTATTGCCATTCAACTTGCACAAATGGGCATTCAAATTGGTGCCACGGAAGGCAAGGTGTACGGGAAAGGGCTGGATGCCACTCAATATGGACAAGAGTTCAAACGAATGCTTGATACCATTGCCGGATCTTCTACCATTGGTTTTGTTGTATGACCAACGCTCTGTCGCCACTTGCCAATGCCACTTTGGTTTGGCAAGTTGCGTCAGGCTATACGGAAGATGCAACCACTGGCAATTATGTGGCCTCCTCGTCGGGCGTGACATACTATGCCACTTTGAAGCAAAAGCAGAATCCACGGTTTGACTACTTGCTTGGCGCTGATGCCACGGCAGTGTACATGGAAGGAAGATTAACGAGTCCACTCGCACTTTCTAACATTTCACCAGGAAGTTCTGCTGCTGCCACCATCAATGGAAGAGAGGGACGGTTTGAACTACTGCCAAACGAGCAAATTGCTGAACATTATTGGCAATTTCTCGGCACTCCTATAAGGGGGATATTTAGACTAATTGGCAAGGGAAGCGTTCAGAACGTCTGAAGCGCTTAATCACTTTCTTTCTTCCATCGAGGTTTTCTCATGCTTTATCATCCGACTGAACTGGTTAAGAGCCAAGACGTAATCGTGCGTGTTGGCTCGATCGCAGGCGCAGCACGCCCCATCATCACCCAGAGCGGCTCTACGTTCACCGTTAGCGGCGCTCCCACCCTCTACACACTGCAAGCCGCTACGACTGGCTCCGTGGCCTTTAACGATGGCAATCAGGAGTTTTACCTGCTTGGTGGCGGTGGTTATGCAGATAGCGTGATCACTACTTCCCAGGCCACTGCTGCTGTGACTTCCTACTTCCAAAAGGATGTGGACGGCACTGTGTTCTTGCCCAACAGCTTCGACGAAGCCTTCCAGGTGATCTCAACTGGTCGCTACGACAAGGAAAATGAAGTGTACGTAGAGATTAACAAGCAACTGGGCGTCAGTGGTACCACCTACTACTACGACCGTGTGGCATTTGTGGCTCGCGTTATGAACTACAACGAAAGCTATCCTGCCGACAATCTGGTGGAATGCACGTTTGATCTCATCAGCCGTGGTCGCATTGGCATCCATCAAGCTGCCACCAACTCTGGCAGCATCATTCCGACTGCTCCCAACTCCTAATCTTTAAGCAGTTTTCTTGCTAGCCTGCCTGTATGGGCAGGCTTTTTTATTGTGAACATCACTCAATTCCGAGATACTATCACTTCGCTTTTGTCGGCTAGTCCCAATTTAATTGGAACCTATATATTGCCAAGCGCAGCTACTATTCCTGCCGTCTATACGGTTGGTCAACAAAGCGTGCCAAGCGAGTGGAAGGTGCAGGGCCTTGAGGTGACCATGAGGCAGTTCCCTGAACTCGTCCCCGGATCGCCACTAAACGGAACCGTAAAGGTGAATCAACTCTGGGAAGTTGTCCTCACTCAATATTCCCCGAGCCTCGCTACATTGCCTTCTGCCATGGAAAGAATGGTAAGAAGGTTTCCTGATTCCACCCCTAGATACTTCCCTGGCAATGACGTGGCCTATGAGCGATGTCGTTTTGTGGTGCCCGACCTGGTTCTTCTTTCGCTATATCCAGCATGAATAGCAAGGAATCCATTGCAATAATCACTGGCGGCCGTGTGATCAATGCAGAATCCTTGGTCACTCAACTAGCAGCAGTGTTTAAGGACTGGACTGATTTAGAAATCAACCAAAACTACTGGGAAAAACAATTCTTTGATCCCTTTTGGGCTTACGATGGAGAGACAACGCGGGAAAACCCAGCAGCTCCAATCAAGGAAGCAGACAGCCCCAGGGATATTGTTGACTGGGGAGACCTATACAGGAGCGGAAGGGATAGCTACAACTTTGACAACAACGGCAGCATAGCAGCAGCTACTTGGGAGTGGAACGCAACTAACAGGAGCGGTAGATACTATGCTTATTATGTGCATGAAGGCACGGGAACCAACGCCACCCCTCGACGATGGACGGAAGAATTGGTGGTACCAGCAAAATTTAATGCCAGTGAAATCAAGCGCATCCTGATGAGTAAGATTCAAGTGTCGATGGGAGGTCCGAGCTTGTGATTGACTACCTATGCAGCCAAGATGGCGCCGTCCATGCCATCAATGTCACTAAAGCGGACAATTGCCTGACCATTGGTATTCTTTGCCTTATTTCCTGCAGGGAAAGTACCATTAGAATTTCAAGCGACCATCACTCGTTCTTGGTAGAAATTCCAAAAGAATTTCGCTCTGGCCACGAGCGAGTGAAAGCCTTCAACGTGTCACTTAACATTCTTGACCATGAGCAAATACAGCTTTCTTCTTGAAACCAAGGCTAAGGATTATTTTGAGCTGTTGCCAGAGTTACGCCTTAAGAAGTATGGCGGCTGGCTGGTAGCAGAGGCGATCGAACAGGAGGAGATTGGCAAGCTTCAAAGCCAAGCCACTATTCGCGCTGTGCAACTTGCAAAACGAATTGCCTCTAGCAAGGATATTCCCTTGGACGAAGCTTTTACCTTGCTACAAGGGGGCGGCTCTATCACCGAAACGGAGTTGCTGGCAGACTTCACGGAAGAAACACTTGCGATGATCAATAGTGGCACTTCCGTGGAAGCCACCAATGCCCGAATGGCCACTGCATTCATTCGATCGCGAGGTCAAGGCCTGATTGATGGAAACTGGGAAGATCTGATCGACTGGGAAGTTGAAGACACAAAGACATTGCCCCGTCGGATTATTGCAAAAGTCGTTGAATTCATTACTGCTGAGCAAGAATCAGAAATGAAGGAGGCTGTTGAATCCACAAAAAAAGCACAGAAGAAGCCTTCAGCTCAGCCGCAGAACGACTAGAAGATCAAGCCAGGAAATTCCTGAAGAATCTTACTGACTGGAATGCCATCTATTTTCGCTTGTCGGCTTCTGACTACAAGGATGATAGGTGGCATTCTCGGAACTTTGGCAAACAGCCAGTGGATGACGTGAAGGCTGCCCTGAAATACCTTGAAAAACATGACATCATAAAATACAATATACAAAGTGTTGCCATTGCCAAGCTGGGGACAATGGCAGCAGGGATGATGGTAGGCAAAAAGAGTAGAGTGAAAGCAGAAGACTTCTTGCCTTTTGGCTCTAGTGCTCTCAAAAAGGAAGACGGCGCAACTGACGCAAGCTTGATAGTGTTGCAGCGTTTAATGAAGACAAGGCGATTAGATGGCAGGATTATTGCGCTGCTCGCTGATGAACTAAAAAACTTCAGTAGTCGCAATCAAGATTAGGAGCTGTAGAATGAAAACAATGGTGATAATGTAAAATGGCAGGTCAAGACGCCCAGCTTTTACTGAAAGTAGGACTTGACCTGACTGCATTTAGACAGTCACTGGCTGGGTTGGGCGCGGCTTCCGTAGGGTACAGTTTACCTATCAAGATCAAGTTTGACCGGGGCACGTTAAACACACAGCTAGCAAATTTAACTGCTGCAATTGGAAAGAAAAAATACACAGTAGAACTTAATATCGCTGGTGGCCTAACAGGGGATCAACTTAAAAAAATTCAAGACAGACTCAAGACTCTTAAGGAAACCGAGAAGGTCGAGATTCCAGTAAGTGTAATAGCACAGGCAAGCGACAAGGAGATAAAGAAAGTAGTAGCCGGCCTGAATCGTTCTATCAAGTATTCTGATGCGCTGGTAATTGGCACTGCCTACAAAGCATTAGCATTCGCTACAAGTTTTCCCGCCCAAGTAGGGCAAGCCGTAAGCCAATTGCAAAGCTTTAGAAATACTCTCAAAGCAATAACTCCGTCAGCAGCGGAATTTGGTACGTCAACTAAATTTATTGTTTCACTGGTAGATCAATATAATATTCCGCTTCAATCTGCAAGGGAAGGTTTTGCTAAATTATATGCATCGATGAAACCTGCTGGTTTTTCTGGCGCAGAAATTCGTGGATTATTTGAAGGCATTTCCATGGGTGCGGCCACCTTTGGCATGAGTGCTGACAAGGTTGATCGCGTTATGTATGCCTTTGCCCAGATGGCCAACAAGGGGCAAGTGATGAGCGAAGAACTCAAGGGGCAACTTGGAGACGTTTTACCAGGTGCGCTTGCTTTGTTTGCTCGATCCGCAAAGATGAATGTGCAAGAATTTGGAAAAGCAATGGAGGATGGCGCGTTCAAGGGCAAGGCGATGCGTCAGTTGCTTATCAATGTAGGGGCAACCATGAAAGAAGAGTTTGGCCCTGGTGCCGTTGGCGCTGCATTGACATTTCAAGGTGTAATGAATAGATTGCAAACTAGTGTTGTTTTATTTTACGAAGCATTTGAGCCAGCCGCAATTATTTTTGCCAACACCTTTGTGCTTCCATTGACTAATGGTATCAGAATTGTAACTGATGGATTTAAGCAGTTAATGACAGGCCAGCAAGCTGTCACTCAAGGTGGTGCTGAGTTGGCAGCCCAAATGCAACCACTCATTCCTGCATTTCAAGGAATTGCAGCTAATCTTGTCAAGGTAGGGCAAGCTGCGGCAACTGTCCTTAAAGGTGTAATGCCTGTAGTTCAACTGATGCTTCAACTGGCGGCATCGCCGGTAATTGGCTGGCTTGCTCAAATGTATGCGTCAACATTGTTGTTGCATGGAGCATTTGTATTACTTGGTGGCAATGTATTGCTTGGTCTGATTACTGGACTGGCTCGAATGGCAATTGGACTCGCTGGAGCATCTTTGGCAGCAACTGCGACCAATCAAGCTCTAGTTGGCACTCAATTGCAATTGAGGATGCTTAGTTCTGGTGTTGCCGTGACGGGAGCTGCAATGACTGGGTTCGCTGCAACAGTGCGGACGGCAATGTTGACGACAGCAGTTGGGGCTGTTGTTGTAGCCGTGGGCATCATGATTAGTGAATTAATGCGCTTGCGAGGAGTGCAGGATGAAATCGAGGGTAGATATAAAAGCCTAGGAGATCAAGCTCGTCTAATGGGAGAAAGCGGCAATACCCAAGGCATACAGCGTCTTAGCAATGCCGCAGTAGCACAAGCAAATACCTATGAAAAAATAATGCGGGGTATTGATAGAGCAGAAAAAGGAAGAGCAGGGAAAAGCTTTTTGAATGTAGACAGAGAAACTGCTGATTTAATGAAACGAGTAGGGCAAGGTTCACTGCTTACTGGCGGTACACAAATAAGCGCTGGTGACATAGCAAACCTCAAAGAAGCAATAAAATTAAACAGAGAAAGATTCAAGGAGAACGAAAAAATAAACAACGACCAAATGGCAAAGGCTCGGAGAAGGCAGGCCGAGATGGACTCTGCATCCACAAAGAGACCAATACCAGAAGGGGGAGGTGCAGATGAAAAGGCCCGGAAAGGAGGAGCCGAAAGAGCAGAAAAGTTAGCTAAATTGCAAGACCAACTTGCAAGCAGAGAACAACAACTTGCCATAGATGCAGCAAATCGCCAAGTTGCTCTTGATCAAAGCAGCTTTGATAGTCGGTTGAGAATGAGCGATGCTGAATATGATCATAAGAAAGCACTGCAAGATACTTATTTCGAGCGTGAAATGTCAGGGCTTGACTCCATTGAAGCTCGTCAAAGGAAGTTCCAGCAAGACTTGCAAGCCATTGAAGACCGTCGTATTGATACCATTAGAAAAGCTGAAGTAGACGCAACTAAAGCTGTTCAAGAATTTAGAGTGGCCAATATAAAGGCAGGGGCGACTAGTGGCGGTGTCGTGCCGACAGGCCCTTCTAAGTATGTTGACAGAAGTATATTACGGAAATATCTGGAATCAGAAGGATTTGGCCGTACAAGTGGAGACTTTACCGACAAAGGCCACTCCACGTACAGGCACACGATCAATGCGATGGATTACGGAATCCTAGGGGGGAGTGATGCGGACGCGTTGCGCAAGACGATTGCAATGGAAAGGAAGATGAGAGCCACTGGGGCATTTGGCGATCAACTTTATGGTCCCGAACGCGACCCATATGGACACGGGGCCGGGAAGGGTGGTGGCAACATTCATCTACACCTTCCAACTCCTGATCAAAAGGTTCTCTTAACGCCAAAGCTAGCCAACTTGTTTGCGGAAAAGGGTTTATTAGGTGGCGCGGCTAGCTCAAGCGCAAGGCCAGGCACTTTTGCCATGGGACGTCGTGAAGACAAAGCAAGCGGTCAGCTTGCGGTGGAGCAACAGGGCGTTGAAATTAAAGCCTTAGAAAGACTAGAAACAATCCGAAGAGCAAATAAACTGGCAATCGAAGAAACCATTACGACAATAAGGCGCAATATAGATACAATTTTCCCTGTCAAAGAACAACAGCTTGAGAATGACTTACTGGAACTGCGTAACAAGCTTGAGCTGAAAGGCATGTCTAGGGAGTCCATTGACATGGAAGTGCAAAAAACAAAGGCGACAAAGGAAAGCGCCCGTAATTTACAAGCGTTAAACGAAGCAATAGCCAAGAATGATGAAGCATTAGTGAAATTAAAAGATAAGAAAATTGCAACCCCAGAAGATGTGGAGCAAATAAAACTATTGACAGAACAAACCGCAGCATACAAGCTTGCTATTGCAGGTATTCCAGAGCAACAAAGACTGTTTAACGAGCAACTGGCTCGAACCGCCGAGTTGATTGCAGCGCAAAAAACTCCACAAGCAATAATAGCCAGTACCGCCGCTAGTCTTAGGACGCAATTTGAAGAAATGACCAACTTGGGAACAGTGGCAACAAACGTTGCTAGCACTATTTCCGGGGCATTTAGCACCGCTTTTCAAGGTGTTGTTAGCGGTTCAATGACAGCACAGCAGGCACTGTCCAGCTTCTTCAAGAGCGTGGCAGATGCTTTCTTGGATATGGCGGCCAAGATGATAGCAAAGTGGATCGAAATGCAAATCATTGGTCTTGCACAAAGCCTTCTTGGCGCTGGGCTTGGCGCTGGGCTTGGCGCATTAGGCGGAGGGGCTGGTGGGGGATTCGGCCTTGGCGGGGCGGGCAGCGGCACTGGCGGCGCAGTAGGCAGTCTTGGTGGCGCGATGAGCCCTACCACCAGCCTGCCATCGTTCTCTAGTTCCTTTGGATCTTTCTCGGGTGGTGGCTTTGGCGTGGCTGGCTTCGCAGAAGGTGGCATTCCTCCAATAGGCGTACCTTCCTTGGTGGGTGAGCAAGGGCCTGAGTTGTTTGTGCCTCGCACTGCTGGTACCGTCATCCCAGCGGACACCACAGCCGCCGCCATGGCACGTTACCAGCGCCAGGACAGCAGTAGTGCCCCATCGGCAATGGAGGGCATTCCAGCCGCCGCTCAAGGCATTCCTATACTGTCTATGAGCTTTGAAACCACACCATTCATGGGTCAGGATTGGGTGAGCAAGGATCAGCTAGTGGCTGCTATGGCTGCAACTGAGAAGCGTGCCAC